CTGTATTTGCTGAAGGAGAAGATACTAATGTGAGTAATCCAGTAGCAGCTGCAACTGGTAATGTAACTAATCAGGCTGTACAATTTCAAAACAATGGTGCATCGTCACGTCAGATATATGGTCCTAACATACAATGTAATGGATCTACTATGACGTTTAGTCCATTTTATATGGGTAATCATACGAAACCATTAGATGAATTTATGCAGCCTACAAGTTACACACTAGCAGAAAACTGGGGGTTTCAGATTAACTTTATGGTTCCGCTAGATAAGTCAGGATATAAGCAGTGTAAAGAAATGGCAGCAAGATACGAAGAAAAGATGAAGCTCGAATACGAGATTACACGAGCACATAAATGTGCGGACTTAATGAAAAAAGGTTTTATGTATAGACCCGGCTCAACTAATTATAAGATGTGTCAGGATATAGTACCTATAGTTAAAGTTAAACCGCCTAAAAAAGATAAAAAATTGGGATTATTTTAAATGAGCACACTATCACTACAAAGAGCAGCAAGAGAAGCTGAAGCTAAAGCTAAAGTAGCAGCTGCTAAAAAGAAAGCACCAAAAGCTAAGAAACAGGAGGCTGAGTAATGTTTGCACTTATTAAACCACTGGTACTTACAGGATTGAAAAGCGACAAGTTTAAAAAGTTTGTTGTCGAACTACTAGAAAAGCTAGTTGAATCTACAGACAATGAGCTCGATGACAGAGCATTACAGATAGTCAAAAAAGGACTAGGCATAGAATAATGGATGAACTAAAGAAACTACCTAAAAAAGCAACCGAAGAGAGTTTTAACGAGCTACACTATCTTGTTACAGAGGACTTTCTACGTAGAATAAGAAGCGGAGAAGCGACTACACAAGATTTAAAAGCAGCTTGCGACTGGTTAAAAACCAACGACATCACAGGTGTAGCTTTTGATGGTAGTCCTTTAGATAAGCTCAACAAACTTCTACCTACTGTCGACCCTGCACTCGTTAAGAGGAAAGTATATGGCAAAAACGTCTGAATACTACAAGAAAAACCCTAAAGCTCGGAAGAAACGTCTTACCCAGCAGAAGGCATACAACAAAACTAAAAGAGGTCTAGCAATTAGAGTCAATGCAAACAAACTTAATAGAAAACTTGGTACATATGGCAACCGTGACGGAATGGATGCCGCCCATTATAAGGGTAGTACAACCCGTGGCAGAAAACAAAAGCCATCTATTAACAGAAGAAGCAGACTTAAAATTAGAAAATGACCCCATTACTACCTAACCCCGATTACTATTTACACAATTTAATAACGATGACAAGTTCAGATTCAAAACGGCTCTGGAGAAGAGCTATCAAAGAGCACTTTAATTGTCAATGCGTTTATTGCGGAGAATTTCATGAATTACACAACCTTACAATCGACCATGTACGCCCGAAATGCAAAGGTGGGCGAGATATTACGACGAATGTTGTACCCTCATGTCGACGATGTAATCAGGATAAAGGTAGTAACCACTGGCTCGAGTGGATGAGAAAACGATTTGGAATGACAGATCGAGAGCGTGTAATCTTATCACACATTAATTAATGGAAGAAGAAGAAAAGAGTTGGAGAGATGCTCGTAGTGGTGTAAGAACAGGTCTCGGTCTTGGCTTTGAAATAGCAGCAAATACTGGATTAGATGCTTTTAGTTTCGTTCCCGGTTCTCAGCAAGCTGGATCTGCATTTATAAACTACTTAGCACAGAAAATACGTGGTGGTGAAGTTAGTAAAGGAGAGATTCTAGCTGCTGCTGCTACGAGTCAGATACCCGGACTAGCACAGGCTAAAGCTTTAACTAGAGCCGGACGCTTTTACAGAAGTGCAGTAAAAGGTGGTATTTCTGGTGGAGTTACTACTACCAGTATGTCACTTGTTGACGAAGGAGAACTACCTTCATTTGGAGAATTTGCTACTGGAGTTACAGCTGGAGGAGTGATGGGCGGAGCTTTTGATTTAGCTCCGGCAACACTTACTGGTAAGCTTGGTAAAGAGGTAGATGATATTAAGTATGACTCAGATATATTTCTTCGTCAGCTTAAATCACGAGTAACAGGTGGACCTCGAATAGATCATCCAGACATAGTTTATCGTTCTGGTCAGTATGACTTTGGTGAAAAGTCTGTTGGAGCAGCTCAAAGACGTATAGATGCTACAGATCTACCAGATGCTGATGATACAGCAGCTATGACAAGGTATTACGAGCAAGAAGCTGCTATTAATAAAGCTATGTCACAAGAACAAACAGTTTCTAGAAAAAACGTAAAGAATAACTTAGAATTATACGGAGCCGACCCTGATATATTTGAAGACTACGATAATCTACGAGATGCAATGAACATGCCAGATGTAAGAGGTGGTCGCTTTGTAAAAGTAGGAAATAACTATTTTACTGTATTTACTCGAGGAGGTAAGCAAAAAGTATTACCATATAATAAATGGTATTCAAGAAATGTCAACCCATTTATGGTTCCTAAGCAGTTATTAAAGAAACTTAAAAAGTTTGAAGAAGGGCAGCAGGGAGATCTTTTAAAAGTTAGTAAAACGAATCCGGCTGGTGTACCTACTGTTAAAGTTCCTTACGGCACAAAAGGTAAATTTAGAGAAGTTGTACCACCAACTAAATATCCTAGAGGTACTGTAGACGAATTTAATAACTGGTATAAAGGTGTATTTAAATTACAAAAAGAGGAACAAGCATTAAACCGTCAGGTTAGTGAGATGTTAGAAAAATTAGGTAATATAGAAGCACGTAATCCGGGTAAAAAAGTATTTGACACAGATTTAAGTCATATAGCACCTAGATCTAAAGGTGGTAGCGGTTTGACATTTCAAGAAGCATGGATACTTAATCAACAACGTGGAGCTGACGACATACTTGATGACAATATATTATCAGCAGCTGGTATACCAAAAAACTGGGAGGAATTATTCTATTTATGGTTAGCACAGAAGAAACCGGGAAGAGAATTACAAACAGCTATAGGTCCACTTAGTCAGATTAATGTTGATGACTACTTTGCTTTATCTAAAGGAGAAGCATTAAATGTTGTAGGTAAGCGTAGAAAGGACATTAGAAACATGGCTAATCGACAGATAGGAAACCCTAACCAATATAGGATGCCCGGTAAAAGAGGTACATTCCAAGACGACTTTGAAGCAGCTGTTAGAGCATCTAAGAAGGGACAAGTCGGTGGAGATATATTTTTGAACGATAGACTACTTGATATACGATGGGTAGCTAAAAACTTTGATGATTTACTAGAAATAGGTGATATTTAATGAATAGTCTAACTTTATTACGACAAGACTTTAAAATGTTTTTACAGGCACTCTGGCATGAGCTAGGGTTGCCTGCACCTACGAGGGCACAGTATGCAATCGCAGACTACTTACAAACCGGACCCAAGAGACTCCAGATTCAAGCTTTTCGAGGTGTTGGTAAATCTTGGATTACTGGTGCTTTTGTGTTATGGACACTCTTTAATGACCCCGAAAGAAAGATTATGATTATTTCTGCGTCTAAAGAACGTGCAGACAACATGTCTATCTTTTTACAGAAACTTATTATAGAAACACCATGGTTAAATTTTTTAAGACCCAAATCAGACGACTCAAGGTGGTCACGTATAAGCTTCGACGTAAATTGCAGCCCACACCAAGCCCCCTCCGTGAAGTCCGTAGGTATTACGGGTCAGTTAACTGGATCACGTGCGGATCTCATGATTTTAGACGATGTCGAGGTTCCGGGAAACAGTATGACGGAGTTTATGCGTGAAAAGCTACTTCAACTCTGCACAGAAGCCGAAGCAATCCTTACGCCGAAAGACGATAGCCGTATTATGTATCTCGGGACTCCTCAGACTACTTTTACTATTTATCGTAAGTTGGCAGAGCGGAATTACAGACCGTTTGTTTGGCCCGCAAGATATCCAAGAGGTAAAAGTATTACCCAGTACGAAGGACTTTTAGCACCAGAAGTACAGGCAGATATAGATAATGGAGTAGAAGAGTGGGCTCCTACAGATGACAGATTCTCAAACGAAGATTTACTGGAACGTGAAGCTTCTATGGGTCGATCTAACTACATGTTACAGTTTCAATTAGACACAAGCCTATCAGATGCAGAAAAATTCCCACTTAAGATGGCTGATCTCATCATTACTAGCATTAACGCTGATAATGCACCCCAAAACATCATATGGTGCTCAGATCCAGCCAATGTTATCAAAGATGCCCCAACAGTCGGACTACCGGGAGACTATTTCTATTCACCTATGCAAATGCAGGGAGAATGGAGTGAATATAACGAAACCATTTGTAGCGTTGATCCATCCGGAAGGGGTACAGACGAAACAGCGGCTTGTTATCTATCCCAAAAGAACGGAATCATCTACTTGCATGAAATGCGAGCGTACCGAGACGGGTATAGTGATAATACCTTGCTCGACATCCTTCGAGGATGTAAAAAGTTCGGTGTTACGTCGCTTGTTATCGAGACAAACTTTGGAGACGGTATAGTCAGTGAATTATTTAAAAAACATCTTATTCAGACAAAACAAAACATCCATATTGAAGAAGTTAGGGCTAACGTCAGGAAAGAAGACAGGATCATTGATAGTCTTGAGCCTGTGCTTAACCAACACCGTCTTGTTGTTGATCGTAGTGTCATTGATTGGGACTATTCCTCCAACCAAGACAGTGCACCTGAAAGTAGGCTCCTCTATATGCTCTTTTACCAAATGAGTCGTATGTGTAGGCAGAAAGGTGCTGTTAAACACGACGACAGGTTAGATGCTCTAGCTCAGGGTGTGAAGTATTTTACAGATGCCTTACATATTAGTGCGTCAGAAGAGATAAAAAGACGTAAACAGGAAGAGTTCCATCTCTCCC